AGTGGTTGTGTTCATGCACCGAGGCATCATATTCCACGGGTTAAATACTACGAGCTGTGTGTGCCCTGGCCTTCGTTTCATCGCGAAGTAATTCCGTATCGTAGCAAAGACTATATCGGCTACATCGATCACCGCGGAACACTTCATGTATGGCCGGTCAGATAATAACTAAACTTGTACAGTTTTTGTTTTTGTCTGTGCTAATTCCAACTGCAATCTCACTATTTTTGATTGTAGCTGTTACACTGACAGCAGGTATTGGAGTAGGATTTTTAGTTCTATTCCACAGATTGGTCTCGTAGCTCAACGGTTAGAGCAGAGGACTCATAATCCTTTGGTTGTGGGTTCAAGTCCCTCCGGGACCACCATTAACTTGGCACAACAGTAATAGTAATTCTTACCTTATTTGGCGCAACTGGAACAAATACAGTAATTGTAAGAGGCGAGCTTTCTGCCGTGCCTGCCGAATTATTTGCTACAACTTTATAAGTTCCAGCATCTGAAGCTTGAATTCGATCAAATGTTAGGTTATCAGAGATTCCAACCCAGACATTATTCTTATACCAATTGAACGTCATTGGTGTTGTACCTTCTGCACTGGCAGTAAGGACAACTCTTGAATTTAGAGTAACTGTTCGTTCAGTTACTACAGGTTCTGTATTTGACGTAGTTTGAGAAAGCACTAATGCACTCAAGCCTACTAATACTAAGCCAAGTAAAAATATTTTTTTCATCATAAATTATCTATACTTAGACCATTGTAAAAAAATTGTAAAAATTGAAATCTGCATAGATAAATTATTCAGTAAGCGGTAGTAGCTCAGTTGGTAGAGCGCCATCCTTCCAAGCTGGTTGTCGCAGGTTCGAATCCTGTCTGCCGCTCCAATTTCTATGATTGCTCATATTCTTGGTAACGGTCCATCAAAAGTAAATTTTCGAGGATTTCCCGTGGGTGATATCTACGGGTGCAATCTTGCAGATGCTGATCGCAATCTGACAGCGACGTTCATCATGGACAAGGTGGTTCTGGTTCATATGCAGAACAATAATCTGCGACTCAATTTTCCAATCATTATTTCTCAATCGTTGGCAAGTATTGCTCGTCGTTGCAATCCCAGGCCAGAAGTACTTGATACAATCTCTGCCGAGATTCAAAACGGCGAGTCTACTGGTCATCATGGCGTGCAGTACCTGCTCAAAAAAGGCTATACCGAAATCCATATGTGGGGTTTCGACTCACTTTACACCGAATCAATTGCATCAGACAGTCATACGAAGATTCCAGAAGGAATCCATTGGGATGACAATTGGAAACGGTGGAGAGTTAACTGGGATAAGATTTTTAACTCAGAACTTGGCAAGAAGTGCAAGTTTGAAATTCATCGGTCCTCGTAGCTCAGCTGGATAGAGCAACGGTTTTCTAAACCGTTGGTCGCGAGTTCGAGTCTCGCCGAGGGCGCCATTTTACAGGAGGGTGGATCGATTGGTAAGACAGGAGTTTCATAAGCTCTTTTATGCGAGTTCAAATCTCGCCCCTCCTACCATTTTACTGGGCCTGTTCTGGATTCTATTCAGTGACAGACTTATTGTAAGCAAGCATGGTTGCTGGACCATTCAACATCAGCAAAAACACAAACGGCATCTCAAATGTCATCGAGGCTATCTTCGGTACTCGTACTGAAGAGCTTCAGCTCGCAGCCTAAGAAACTGTGACCGATACGTCATCCGATTCTCGCTGAGTCGACGGTCGTCATCAAGCGAGACTGATCTTCAAGAATTGTGGCTCGGTAGAAGAATCAGTATACTCTAGCCATTACGTCAGGCGAGTTGATAGCGACAGCGCGTGACATGATTAAAGCTATCTAAGCTTGTAGAAAACGATCGGAAAAGCACTGAACACACGGGTTCGACTCCCGTCAGGTCCACCACTTTATTGTTTTGGTAGCTTGTGAAGGCAAACCACTCCTTCAACAAGAATTACTTCAAACTTGTCGCCGTTTTCAACGCGCAACAACTCTGGGCTAATTTCGTCGTCGAAGAAGATTGAGCCATCGCTCGCAAGTCGGATGATGTAGCCGCTGAATAGCATTTGAGCTATTTATCCAAAAAATTCCATTTTTTTGTTTACAGACGCAAGAATCAATGTATGATCTATGCTGTTCGATTGACATTTTACACTTTTGTGACGGAATAAACCTTTTCCTTAGGGTTAACGTATAACCGCAGTGAAGAACTGCAGTTAGTTCCGGGACTTGTAAGTAAGTAAGGTACTACGCTGAGGCCTAGGTTGGCCAACCGAAGCTACCAGAGGTACGGGTTGTAAGCATGAACCATAATGATATGGCGACTCGTTACGGTGCGACGGCACCATCTGACTGAATAACTGAAGGCAAGTTCCCCGGATGGAGGTAATCATTAGTCCTCCCAATTTTTACTTTCGAGGCTTGATCTCCTTGAAACCCTCTCCCTTAGCAGCATTCACTAATCTATTGTCTGCACGGATGTTCGGTAGGGAATAAATGCTGGTAATGATGAAATAGACATCGGCTGGCACTACACGACAACGCTACTGCGAGAGGGTACTCTTTCATCATACTCGACTAGGCGAGTCTAAACAGAAGTATAGGCCTAGTGCGGCAGATGCATCAGTGCGTAGCGCAAAGTGCATCTGCGACTTGCCACGCCACAGTTCCGCCGGATCCCGGATTAAAGCAAACGCGCTGTGTGAATAAACACGAGGACAAAGATCTTTCAGCACATATCTTGCTGATAGATAAATAAATCTCGTTGCGGTTAAAGATATCCGCCAGCGTGGCGCCTCTTTTTTGTTCTTTTCAATTTATTGCAGTGTGGAGCAGTGGCAGCTCGCTTGGCTCATAACCAAGAGGTCAGGGGTTCGATTCCCTTCTCTGCACCCAATTTTCTTAGACCACAATCCAATCGGCGAACGCGCCGTTAGTGGTCGTATTCATCGAAGCCAGCAATGTCAGAATAGCAGGACAGCTATGACACCGAGTGGCTAATTGCGACGGATGGTATGTCGAAGCCCGGATGTTAAGACCCGCTGTTATCTAGAATGGTCTCATCCGGTGGCAGTAATGCCTAGCAGAGCCCAGGACAACATCGATGAGCAGTGGTCTAAGAAAAGTAGCAGATACTGCGCCTATAGTTAACTATGGGAAGCTTTCTGATGGTCTGAACCTCGCGCCAGTCGCAAACCTGCTGGCGGTGCAAGCAACCGCGGTTGCTAGATATACGAGGCTATGAAAGTTCACAAAGACCTTACTTTACGACAATAAATAGTTTCCCTATGCGTAATAACACACATAACCAAAACAACCTGAAGAACGGATTGCTTATCAGCATTCTTTTCTTCTTTTTTGCAGCTTCAGCAGCAGCGCTTCCAAGCACTGGTGCTACTAACCTCCAGACAAGCACTGGAGTGACGTTCGACCAATTGGGATCGACGTTGACGTTCAATGCGCCAGACCGCGCAATTCTGAACTGGAACAACTTCGGATCTGGCACTGACCAGATCGCAGTTGCTGACACCATCAAGTACAACCTGCCAGGATCTTCGGCCTCTGTGCTGAATATCGTCAGCGGACTCAACCAGACCACGATCAATGGTACACTTGAATCCAACGGCAAGGTTTACGTACTGAATCCAAATGGCATTGTGATCGGCGGCACAGCTCGCATCGACACAAATGCATTTGTGGCCAGCGCAGTGGACAATCCATTCGCCGCACAGTTCAAGTACGCAGCTGATGGCGTCATTCCTTCAGAAGTAGGCGGCCAGCGCACTGCTTCTGGCAATGTCGTTGCTCAAAATGGTGCAATCATCGCAACATCTAACATCACAATCCTCGCCAAGGATATCACTATCGGTGGAGTTCTTACTGGTGGAGATATGACGCTCAAGGCCGACGGCGCTGTAGACATCGGTGCTCCTGCCTTCACAACCTGGATTTCTGGTAACCTTTCCATCACCAATCCTACAGGTAACACCAATCTAGGTGTGCCGGTTGGTATCGTTGGAACCAACGGAAATATCTCGGTTGCGTCTACCTCTGGTAACATCGGTAATGCAGCAGGCTCACGAGTTCTCGGCAAGACGCTGAATCTCGATACCGTCAGCGGTAACATCAGTGTAGGTGCAGTTGCTATCCCAACTGTTACTGCTAATGGAAAGAATGTCAGCGTGGCATTTGACTCTGGTCCTGTCACCGCTAACTTCTCAGGATCTGCTATCGACGGTATGACAGTGACTGCTCCTGGATTCCTCACTCTGGACAATGTTCGTGGTAACGCTGCGAATAACTCGTTCACTGCTGCTCAAACTCTGACTCTGGGTAAGGTCAGTCTAGGCGGCAGCGCATCCTTCACCGGATCTCGTGTGGTTGACTCAGTTGATGGCGTGTTCGTATATGACCGCGCGGCATTCACCGCCACCGCTGGCGATGTTGCAATCACCAAGGCTAACCATAGTTTTGGCCCTCTGTCGGTTTCAGCCACTGGCAATGCAACCGTTTATGAGAATGCCACCATCAACCTCAATGGTGTAAACGTCAAGGAACTCGTCCTCAAGACGAAGGAAGGTTTCTTCCAGACTCCTAACACGTTTGCTTTGACTGCCACAAAGCTGTCACTTGATTCCCTTGGCGCTGTCACCTTCCTGGGTGGCAATATCGCCAACGGCCTGACAATCAATGCTGGTTCTGGTGCCGTTGATCTGAGCAAACTCAGTCTCGTTACTAACCTGAACAGTGTTGCTCCAGTTGTTACCACGACTGGCACGGTCACTAATCCAGCTCAATAATGAATAAGCTCATCGCGCTATTCCTCGCCACTGCCGCCATTTCTCAGGCGGCTTTGGCACCTGCTAATTACGGTACGCTGACCGTCGGTTACCGCGAGAAGGATATCACCTTTGGTCGCGTTTCAAGTCGTCAGGGTGCATATGTGGCAAATGCAGAATTTACTTGGCAGAGCTTCCGCGCCGCCGCAGTAATGCAGAACAATGTTTCGCTCAAGGATTCTGGCCTTTATCAGGCCGATCTAGTGGGCGGATATTCGTTCTTCTCTACATTTGCAAACATCGAGCTTGGCACGAAGTACGTCACGAAGTTCGAAGCCGATCCTAAGGATCGAATGAATCACTGGCGTCCTTTTATTGCCGTCGGCAACTCATGGATGGCTGTCACTGCAACCGCAGATCTTGAGGCCCAAACCACAAACATCGAGGGCAAGGTCTCAAAGACTCTACCTCTCTTCTTGGGAATCAAGAGCACAACCGCGCTATCGGCAGGTTACACCGATGTCAATGATGCACTTCCTCGCACACTAAAGGAAATTAAGTACACTAATGCCTACTACGGCGGCTCGTTTGACGTTACTTGGAAGATTGCCACTGCGGGAATTTATGTTCTCCGTGATGGTATTCAAAAGGAGTGGACGGCTGGCTGGCGTGCAGGTACAACAATCAGATTCTAAACATATGTTTACCTTCATCATCGCATTCGCGCTCGGTCTGGTCGTAGGATGGAATTTCCTTCCTCAGCCTGACTTCTTCAAGCATTTGATTGACAAATTGCTGAAGCGCTAATAGCTAAATAATTCGTAACAAAGGCGACTTCGGTCGCCTTTTTTTGTTTACTTTTGAAGACAACAGCATAGAATGGATTCCATGATAACTAAGTACATCTTTGTAGATCTTGACGAGACATTGTTTCATTCGCGCTTCTTAGGAGTTAAACCTACTAAAGCGATGAGGGCTATTATGAATAACGGCGAGAAGTTAGTTAAACTCATCAATTACCAAGACGGAGAAATTTTAGACTATGAGTTTTATGGTTCTTGCTTACGCCCAGGCGCGCACGATCTGTTGGCAGCATTGCGCGCTATTCCGAACAGTAAAGTAATGGTTTTGACGTCCTCTGTTGAAGACTATGCTCAAGCTAATAATCGAACTCATGAGTTAGGCTTTGCTCATACCGACATTTATGCCCGAGCAAAATTGGAGCGCGGCCTCGTGCCAGATTTGGGTATTACCGATCCAACAAGCGCTAAGTTATATCTGATCGATAATCTGCCGCGCCATGAAAACCGCATCAAGGTTCGCTGGATGCAGCAACTGACGGATGACGTGGAAGTCAACTACATCAAAGTGCCAGAATTTTTTAGCGCTAAGCAGGATCGTCATCTTGACTCAGATTTGATTGCTGATATCCTGCTGAAGATCAACGACTTAGATAATTCGTAAGTCATTGCTAATCAATATCTTATGGGATCATCATCCTCTTACGGCTACGACAACCACTACGCCCAGCAACGTGCAATCGCTGCGACGCGACTCAAGATGGGCGTAGACTCGATTTCTCCCGATCAGATCTACGCAGCTACTCAGGTATTGGATCAAATGAAGTGGAAGATCAATAACCTACACCTTACTCAGGCGGAGTACAAGGAGTGGCGTGGGTTCATTGACGCACTTAGCAAGCTTTTGCCCGAGGTTCGTAAGTAATTGCTAGTCAGTGACTTAGCCCGTGTTGTAACCCGTTGGTGCTCAGCAAGATAAAGGCTATCAAAAGCCTATACAAATTGCTGGAAATAGTGTAGAATATCTGCAGAATGAAACTTGAATACCACAACTACTGGTTCTTGATTCGTGGTGGAAATGGTCCGATTTCGCTCGACTTCAAGGCAATCAGTCTGGACGCCGCTCGTGCTGATATCTACGCCGCGTACGGCGAGGATGTCGAGATTATTACCTGCGGGCGCTACTGAGCACCAACGACTTACGCGATTTTCTCTCCTATCTTTTTATCTAAAAACCTGTTAAGATTTCTACATGATGAATGCTACTGCTACTAAGGTCTGGAATGAACTGCAAGCTCAGTTTCCGAATCACTTCGAGTTCAAGCGCAAGACGCTGCATGATGTTGCCGCCAAGCTTGGCTACGGTACTCCTCAGTACAAGGATCTGATCGCTGACGAGTTCAAGGTTCGCAAGGGCCTTTACAACTACGCATCTCTGCGTCCTGATCTCACCGGTAAGGTGACCACCAAGCCTGCTGTTCTTTCGCTCGCCAAGAAGATCGAAAAGGAAGTCAAGAAGACCAAGAAGACGAAGTCTGACCGTACTTGGCAAGGTAAGAAGATCATTGACGCTGATGGTGACTTCGTCACTATCGAGCCTAAGACCTCTGGTGACAACACCGGTACTGTCTATGTCGAGCGCGATGGCGTCGGTTACTGCTACCGGAACGGCGAGGTGGTTCATACCTTCAACCGCAGCGCGAAGTAATCGCCATGTCTACCAAGCGAACGTTCTCCATTCCTGTTATCTGGACGATGACGGGTTATGTTCGAGTGCAAGCAGAGAATCTCGAGGATGCAATTGATGCGACAATGGAAGCGCCTTTACCTCTTGATGGCGACTATCTCGAGGACTCTTTTGAGATTGACTATAGTGAGATTTCTCATTTTAATACTCTCACGCCTGATGAAAAGGCGCAAGTAACTAAGGAAATGTATGGAAGATAAGATGCCCACAGGTTCGATCTTTGATAAGATCGGTATTATTCTTACTGCACTCGCTGCTGTTTTCTTCGTAAGCTTAATTCTTGCGTTGCCCGTAATGTTGCTATGGAATAGTACTATGCCCGATCTGTTTAAGATCTCACCTATTGACTGGTGGACTGCATGGAAACTAATGATGCTTTCTACTTTCTTTTGCAATCGTTTTTCTTTTTCTTCTAAGTAATGAAACTACCCACTTTGTATTCTCGCACCTCAACTGGTGCAGTGCAGGAATGGACCATTGAGATCAACGGTGACAAGTACCGCACGACTTATGGCCAAACGGATGGCAAGAAGCAGACAACAGAGTGGACAATAGCTAAGCCCACTAACGTCGGGCGTTCTAACGAGCGTGATGGTGCTGCGCAAGCAGAGTTCGAAGCCCGTGCTGTCTGGAAGAAGCGCACTGAGCGCGGTTACTACGAGGATGTCGCTGATATTGACAAGCCGCCTTTCATTGAGCCGATGCTTGCTCAGAAGTACGAGGATCGTAAGGACGAGATCGTCTTTCCTATCTGGAGTCAGCCGAAGCTTGATGGTATTCGATGCATCTGCACTCCTCAAGGTATGTTCAGCCGTAACGGCAAGAAGATCGTTTCTGCTCCACATATTCACGCATCGCTGCAGTCATTCTTTGACAAGCATCCGGATGTTATTCTGGATGGTGAGCTGTATGCTGACAAGCTTGCTAATGACTTCAACAAGATCTGCTCGCTCGTCAAGAAGCAAAAGCCTACCGAAGCTGACCTCAAGGAATCAGCACGAGCAATCGAATACCATGTCTACGATATAGTAGATACTGGAATAACGTTCTCAGAACGCTACCGCTGGCTTGAAGCAAATCTACCTTTCGGTGATCGGAATAAGCAAATTCGGCTGGTTATGACTGTAGAGGTAGTGCACGAGAAAGAGCTCGATCATATCTACGGCAGTTATATTGAGGATGGCTATGAAGGCCAGATGGTTCGCGTAGATGCTCCGTACGAGCAGAAGCGCTCGAAGAATCTGCTCAAGCGCAAGGAGTTTCAGGACGCAGAGTATCAGATCAATGAAATCGGCGAGGGCGAAGGCAACCGTACCGGTATGGCTGGATTTGCGATCCTTGAGAACAAAGACGGTAGTCTGTTTCGCTCGAACATCAAGGGTAGCCATGAGTTCCTTGCTGAACTATGGAATGATCGCGAGCGCGTCATCGGTCAGAAAGCTACTGTACAGTTCTTCAACCTGACGCCCGATGGTGTTCCGCGCTTTCCCTATGTCATCGCAATCCGCAACTATGAATAAGATTACCGCAGCAGCAACTGCAGCATTTTTTTCGGCCGCGCTAATTACTTTTGGCGTGACATCCTTTGCTGCGAAGAATTCGCAGGAAGTTATATTAGAAGATATCAATCCTCCAGAGTATCGCGGTCCGATTATCTCTCAGGAGCATGCTGAAAGTATAGTTTCTATCATTCGTACGGAAGGATTAGATTATGCTTTCTCGCACTACGCTATATACCGCGATGTAAACGATCTAAAGTTTCACGAGCTTAGATTAAAATATCTACAAGCTGCTAATGAATTAAGAGAATACGTTTACACCAAAGCAGGCGAGGAATACGATCCAAAAAATTATGAATAAGACACCATCAGTTACTGATCAGCCTATTTTCAAACCTAAGATGGTCGGGCGTGAAGTTCTCATGGAGGACATCATTGCTGCCCATATTGCTTTCTACGAAGTTTTAGAAAAACGTGGAATTAAGTTTGCATCAGCAGAGGAAGATGATAGATTCTATGACAGCATGAGGCTCTTCCTAGAGGAGAGTTTCAATTGGCCCGATTATGGCAACTACAACTAAAAAATACCAACTCACACTTGACGACGAAGCTGCAGATCGCATCGTAATCTGTTCTTTGCGCGAGTCAATTGACACACTCGAGCGCAGCATTAATAAGATTACGAGCCGCAAGAAGCTGACTGCATACGACAGAATGGCGCTTGTGGAAGAAATGGATGATCTATCTGCGCTGCAGAAGGTGTATAATTACTACGGAGGCAATCTATGAGCCCAGAACTAGACAAGAAACTCTGCGAGAAATATCCTAAGATTTTTATCAATCGCAGCAAGTCACCACAGGAGTCCTGTATGTCCTGGGGCTTTGAGGTTGGCGATGGTTGGTATGATCTGCTGGATACTCTTTGCGAGGCATTGACATACACCTACAATACCTCTGTCGAGGTTGATGAAGAAGATGGCAAGCTATTTGGTATTACTCCATACAATCATCTTATGGGTAAGCAGAGTTACTATTATCGAGTTGAAGCACCTCAGGTTGTTGCAGATCAAGTTAAAGAAAAGTTTGGTAGCTTGCGCTTTTACTATCATCTAGAATTTGATAAAGAAAATGCTCGTCTAGAAGAAAAGTATCCTGATCTTAAAGAGGTGAACAAGCGGTATAGAGATTATATAGATGGTATAGTTCACTTTGCAGAGATTGCATCTGCGAGAACTTGTGAAGTTACTGGTGCTCCTGGCCAGCTTCATGTCCGCAATGGCTGGTTTAAGGCATTGAATACCGAGGTTGCAAAGACAGAAGCATATGCTGACTACAAGCCATACATTCCAAGTAAAAGTAAATATGAAGAAGCTTAAGATCGAAAAGAAACACTTGGCGGACATCGAGTTTGTCCGCGCAATGATTGACCACCACAATAAGTATACCGATATTCTGGTAGATCGTATCGCGCAGCGCGCTGGAGTAACAGATGATGCTGGAAAAGAGATCTTGTGGGACCATATCTACAACGGATCAGATTGGACAGTCGAGATCATCGAGGATCGGAAATGAGTAATGGCAAAGGATCTAAACCGCGGCCATTTAGCGTTTCGCAAGATACCTTTGCTGCTAACTGGGATGCAATTTTTGGGGTGAAGGATAAGTCTGTACCTTCTACCCAACACACAGACACACAGACACAACCCAAAAAGAAAAGGAAAAACAATGGCTAATACTGGTAAAAATGCTTACGAGATTCGTCTCGAGGTTCTTCAGCTCGCTGTCGCACAGGCTGACAGCGCGTACTTCACTCAACTTGATCTTGCCCGTCACCTCGCTGGTGATGGCAAGGGATACGAGATCCCAGAGGACAAGCGCGTCCGTGAGGCTCTCAAGATCGCCAAGAAGCTCTACGCTTTCGTAGAGGGTGAAGGCGAAGGCGAAGATACCGAATAATACTTTGCGCCCTACTGTGAGGTAGGCGCAGATGGTGGAGGTGAAGGCGGAGGTACCGTTGTTGGTGCTTCCGCCTTTTTCTTTGCAAAGTGTGGTTTGCCCTTCGGATCTAATAGCACCATTGCAAGCACGCCCAATCCCATCACTGTGGCAACAACCCAGAACGGAATTGTGGCAGCGACATATGACAGACCAAGCATTGCAATACCAGAGACAATAAACGTCGGTGATTTCATCAGGAATCCGATCAGCAGCAGTAGAATACCCACGCCCAGCAGTGCCTTAACAATCCATCCGACCATCTCAAGACGCTGCTTTTCTTTTGCAATCTCGACAGCATCCTTAGCTTCTTTAAGCATTCGTTCACGTTCTGCAGCTTGTTCTTCCTGAATCTTTTTTAGCGCAGTCGCTTGATCCATACGAAGCTTTACCTTTTCTGCTTCCTTCTTCTTGACAAGCGCATCGGCTTCCTCATAGCGTTTAGCAGCAGCTTGCGCCTCTTTGGTTTTTGCTTCGTACTTCTTTGTAATATCGGCGAGTTCCTTCTTAACATCTTCCAGTATTTCTGCATCGATTGCTTTCTTCTTAGGATCAGGTACAGGCATTAGCATTTCCGCGTTTTCCTTGGCCTTGAGATTTGCAATCAGCACTCGCTTGTCGAGACCTACTACCTCTTCTGTAGCAGAAATGATGCCGTAGTTGATCTCTGAAATCTTGTCGAAATTTTCGTTGTCTACCTTTTCGCGTGCTGCATAAGCCGCTGCTAACTCCTGGCGAAACTTTTCGTATTGTGCCTCGAGTGCTCTACGTGCTTCAGCTTCGCGCCGAGCAATTTCCGTCATACGATCCACTGCGCCTGCTGTTGCCGTTGCGCCTGCGACAGTACCCGAGGTGTCGCCATTATTCTTATTGAGTCGATCACCTAGCGACCCTATCTTACTTCCTAAGCCCATCAGCATTTGGCAACCAGTGAGCAAAAATAGTAAAGGTAATACTGCAAGTAATCGCATCATTCCGAGCTATTTATAAATAGACTCACATGGAGAATATTGCTAAAAGTGAATGCGGCAGAGTCCATGGGCCTAATTGGCTCAAATGGATAGGACATCTTAAGGGTAAGCCCAACATTGTTGGCATGGAACTTGGCACCTTTCAGGGTGATTCTGCACAATGGTTTCTTGACAACATCTTTACTGATCCTACTAGCAAATATATCTGCGTCGATCCGTTCACAGGATCAATCGAGCATTCTATAGCAGGAATCGACTGTACGAACAATGAAGCAATCACTCGCGAAAAGCTCAAGCAATATTCTAATGTAGTGATTCACACCGAGTATTCTAACCAGCTGCTCTGGGGTAGCAATTTGCAGCTGGATTTTGTTTACGTCGATGCGGCTCACGATGCGATGAACGTGCTGCGAGATGCTGTACTTTCGTTTGAAATACTAAGGCCTGGTGGCGTGATAGTATTTGATGACTACAGCTGGCGAGTGATGCCAAGAGACATCGACTGTCCACGTATAGCAATTGATGTATTTGCTACGTGCTACGCAGATCATATCGAATTTCTAGGAAAAGGATCGCAATACGCGATTCGCAAACTCAATAAATAAATCACTATGGTCGCTACAATTCTTAAAGTACTCGCAGCAGAAACTTCTGTTGGAACCGCTGGATCCACACTAAACGGTCATCAGCTCATTCGTGTTTATAACAGCACTGCAAGTGATGTTCTAGTCACAATTAAAAATGCGTCGGATGTTACCACTGGTAGCTTTACGCTAAAGACTTACACTGAAGCGTTTGTTCGTAAACTTCCTGCCGAAAGCATCTCAGCATCTGCCACTGTTAAAATGGCGCCGGTTTCTTTCTAATATGGCTGCCGACAAGAATTACGAATCCCACGCTGGCGAGAATGGTACAGTAATTTCTCACCGCATCATTCCTGATAACGGTAACAATTCTCTTGAGTACTCAGATATTCTGAAGTTCTCTAATTGCACAAACTGCACTGTCGATAACTGCACGATCCATGGTGGAAAGGAAGATTGCATCGATGCAGTACGCGGATCGAACTACGTAATTCGCAATAGCACTTTGCTACCTTACCATAATGGTATCACGCTCAAAGGATCGATTGATGGCGCGTTGCTAGAAAATCTGGTATTTGATGGGAATGGCAAAGACTGTGATATCGATATTGGACAGTTTGATAATTACTGGTGGATTGGCCGGGCTCCTACTCGGAATGTCATCATCAATAACGTGACTTCCACAAGCGGTAAGCCAGTGGTGGTACGTCTATGGGATGCAGATGCTGTTGCTGTTACTGCATCAAACGTAAAGATTGTTCGTGTTCCTAAGTTTATCTGGTGGCCATACTTTGTTTTCCGTGCTGCTCAGACGCGCGGATTCAAGAATGTCGCAAAGCCGGTAGACGCAAATACATTCATCAAGACAAAGTAAGTGAACATCCAGGTACTGATCCTCTCCTTTAACGAGGAAACTATATTACCTTACACGCTGCGACACTACAGCACGTTCGCAGATAAGATATTAGTTTACGATGCATTCTCGACAGATAACAGCAGAAATATCTGTCGAGAATACGGCGCGATAGTTCAGGATTGGAAGACAGACGGCCTGAATGATGCTGTGGCAAAGCACATCAAGAATACTGGTTGGATCAATAATCACAAGTCAGACTGGGTGATCTGCGTAGATGCAGACGAGCTGATCTACTTTCCAAAGGGCGCGGAGTATACACTTGAGCAGTATGATACGCAAAAGCTAGGTGTAATCAAGCCATATGGATTTGAGATGTTCAGCGAAACGATGCCCACTACATCTGGTCAGATTTACGATGAGATCAAGATGGGTGGTCGCGATGATAAGTGGTATGGAAAGCCAGTACTGTTCTCGCCCAGACGACTACGCAGCATAGATTTTTCTGCAGGTGCTCATACCTGCACTTGGATCGACATTGATGGAAATGATCGGCAGTGTCCATCACCAGAGATTGAGCCACCAACATACTTATTGCATTATCACCACATCGGGCCGATCGAAAGAATTGCAGCGCGTTATGACGCCACTCGTGCTCGTCTATCTAAAACAAATGTGGACAATAAGTGGGGAAATTTTGACCCTGGAATAAAACACGCGCAAGATAAGCGTAAAGCAATAAGCAAAACGCTCCATCAGGTAATAGCCTAGGTAATAGCTCAAGAATCTATAAATATGGATGACGCTACACCCAGCGTCACCTTTTATGGATCCTAAATCTCCAGCCGAAGAAAGAGCGCAGAAAATAGCAATTCAGTCGATTGCCTATCAGGGCGACCGAGTGGTAGATGCTATCTATGCTATCGTGATTGGCGCAGCAATGGGATTTACTTTGGGTTTTATGGTTTCAGCATTACTTACCTAATATGAGCGCAAACGAAGATCCTATTTTTGATTTTGGATTCACTGCAGTTGACGAGAATGAACTAGAGGTCACAAAGCAAGTGGATGTGGCATACCAGCGTGTTGCAGAACACGAGGACAAGCTCAATCGTCTCTACAATGCGATCCTTCCGCTATTGCAGAACTTAAAGAAGAATCCCGAAAAGGAATACATTAAGTGGCCTAATCGCGTCAAGAAGGTAGAGGAGTTTGAGACATTCATCGCCAAGATCATCACTGAATGAACTTCGAGACCTTCAAGTCAATAATGGATCTGGGCTTCTCGGTAGCCGCAGTGGCTGTCGGCGGAGTCTTCATAGTGATCTTGCTGAAGTACATCTTGGCCGGAGTTGTTTCAGATGTGGAATCGCTCAACGGTCTGGCTACGATGTTGAACAATCGTATTCGTACCATGAATAACGATCTGATTCGGATTGACGCTCTTGTATCCTCGCGCTTTGGTCTGAGAGTCGATCTGGAAAGATTGGCACGTACTGACGGAAAGACCGATGCAAGAAGAGATTAATACTTTTAAAAATGCAGTAAACCAATACGGCCTGCCCATCATGGCTGCGGGCGGCATGGGATACTTCATTTACTTCGTCTGGAAATTTGTGACTGAAAATATCAACTCGAAGCTATCAGAAGCAAAGAAAACGATGATTGCTCTGATCGATAGAATCCGTATGCTCGATAACGATCTGATTCGTCTTGAGCAAAAGATCAATACTGCTATCGAGGTACAACGCGGCGAAAATCCAATAAGTCGCACAAACCCTCCAATACCAAAACCGGATGAAACAAAACCGCAACCAGTCATCAGACACGTGGATGCTTCTAACTCTAGCAATAATCCTATTTCTTAGCATAATGCCATCTTGTGTCCGCGGATCGGACATGGTGCATTCGTTTAAGTCTCCAGCATTCAACGGTATCGGATATTCTTCTCACGTTTTTACTCAGGAGAATCTGGCACGTACTCGCAAGCAAACCATCAAGGATGTTGCAAAGGCGGAGGCAGAAAATCTCAAACTTGCAGGACAGAATACTCCACTGAATAACTTCATCGTAAATCTGCAGGCTCGCATTTACTCGCAGCTTGCATCTCAGGTTACTGACGAAATTTTTAATGCATCTGGTGCTACCTTTGGCGTTATCAATTTGCAAGGTGGAGCAACAGTAACATGGAATAGAGCAGGCGATTTTGTAACTCTGTATATCGTCGATCCTTCCACAGGAAACACGACTTCGATTCAGGTGCCAGTAGGATCGCTGGGCACTCCTCCAAACGGATGATGCGAGTACTGATAGCAATTGCGCTGGGGCTGTCTTTAGTTGGCTGTGGCTCGCTGCCAAAGTCACCGCGGATTATTGAAGCTCCTCTGCAGCAAGAATCACCGTTGCAAAAACAGTTATTGGCTTTGCCAATTATCGATGGTGGTCGAATAACTATTGCGGTATATTCATTTGCCGATAAGACAGGCCAAAGGAAGACAGTGGATCAGTATGCGTCTTTTTCATCAGCTGTGACGCAAGGTGCAGAATCCTGGCTGATCGACGCGCTGCGCATTTCTGGACAGGGTAAATGGTTTCAGGTGCTTGAGCGCGCATCGCTTGATAACCTCATCAAGGAACGCCAGCTGATCGCACAGACTCGTGAATCTTTCTTCGGCAAAGAGGCCGAAAAACTATCACCGCTTCTATTTGCTGGAATCATTGCAGAAGGCGGTATCATCGGATACGACACTAACGTTCTGACTGGCGGCGCGGGTGCTAGCCTTCTAGGAATCTCGGGTAGCACCCAATACCGCAAGGATGTTGTCACTGTTTCTCTTAGATTCATTTCAGTTCAGACAGGTGAGGTTCTGCTATCTGTGGCTGTCACAAAGACAATCACGAGTGTAGCGACCTCCGGAAACCTTTTTAAGTTTTATGAGCATGGAGTAACTCCCGCAGAATCGGAAATTGGCCTGACGGCGAACGAACCCAACACAATTGCGGTTCGAAGCGCTATCGACCAGGCTGTGATTGAAATCATACATCAGGGAGCTAAAACTGGATTATGGAAATTCGTCACAGCTAACAACCAACCCACAACAGAAAAATGAAGACCTCAGTCGTAGCACTCACACTGCTTCTGCTTTCAGCTGCGACAACTGCGCTGGCTCAGAATCAGATATACATAAATCAGATAACCACGGGTGGCAACACCACTCTCGTTCAGGTCGGAAGCCTGAACAAAATCGGCACTTCGGCTGCGGCCCAAAGTGACATCACAGGAGATAACATCGTGTTCGAGATGCGCCAGATCGGCAATAGCAACGACACGAAGTTCTCCATTGCTAGCGCCAATAATCTGAAATTACTGACAGTTGCTACTGGCAACAGCAATACTCAACAGTATTACTTCAGCGGCGCCAGCAATAACGCAAACATACTGCTGAATGGAAACTCAAACAAGTTCTTACTCAATGGAGATACCTCGGTGGATCACACATCGAATAGTGATACCACTAAGGCTACCTTCACCAATTCGGACCTTATCTTCAACGTTCAAGGTAATTCCAACGACCTTCGCTTTGGAATTAGTTCAGGTAAATACAACTACTTGGACTACTCGATCACTGGTGACTCCAATAATATCAAGTCCACTCAAATCGGAAACCCAGGTGGCGCTGCTGCAAAAACTGGTCACGAACAAACCGTTGTGCTTACCGGATCTTCAAATAACCTGACGATCTACCAAGCAGGACTTGAAAAGCAGACATTGAACTATACTCTGACAGGTTCTACAAATAACGTTCAGATCGTGCAGACAACTGCTGGTTATGCTCCAGTGATGACAACGACTGGAACGAACGGTCCTACCGGACCATCGCAGACGACAAATTCGATTACTCCGCCAGGAAATTGAGTTAGTCTAATACATCATGGAGTTCGCACGGACAGCCGCTATCGCTCTGGCTTTAGCGGCTGTTTCGTCTGCGAATGCTTTCGTGGGCAAGATGATGGAAGTAACTGGACCCACGCAGATTGTTCGGGGTAAAGAAAAGATCGAGGGCAAGGCGCAGGTTGGAGTCGAGATGAATGACTCCGTGGAAACACTCAAGGCCAGAGTGTCGATTACCTTTGAGGATAATACCAAGATGCAGGTGACAGAATTCTCAAAGCTCAAGATCGATGAGTTCGTCTACGATCCAAAGAGCGGAAAGGGATCTCTGTCGGTCAAGGCAGCATTTGGCACTGTCAGATATGCATCCGGAGCTATTGCAAAGAATAGCCGCGAGAATGTCAAGGTGCAGACACCCACTGCAAAGGTATCAGTGCGTGGTACCGACTTTTCAATGACAGTATCAGAGGACGGAAAAAGCTTGATTGTGCTGTTACCGTCAGTACCGCTCAAGTCGGGATTGCCTCCTATAGTAGGAGAGATATCTGTGTCAAATTTATCAGGCACGGTATTACTAAATCAGGCATACCAAGCAACGTTCGTGGCATCCTCTAGCATAGCACCTACTACACCAGTAGTATTAGACTTTCAGGACGAATCTAAAATCAATAATATGCTCATCGTCGAGACGCCGCGTCAGGTGACGCAGGCCGTTAAAGAGCAAAAGAAAGAAAAGCAAACTCAATCGAGCAATGAAGAAGACAACAAGCCAAAAAAAGGCACAAATACAAAGTCTGAAAGTAATAAGACTGCGGTTTCTCAGGTCGATACGCCACCAGCTGCTGAAACAGTGGCTAAGACAGAAGAAACACCTCCTGTTGAGGTTAAGCTAGACCTAGCTGCTATACAACCAGCGGTGCTACAAGCAGCTGCGCAGGCAATCGAAAAGGTTGTGGCGCCAGCTACACCCGCGCCGCCGGTTGTTCCTGTTCTAGTAAGTATGACCACAAATCCTGGATGGTCCACCGACGGAGTGAATGCAGTGCTGTCACTTGATAATAGTGGGCAGATCCTGTACTACACCACGAAAGCAAATGCTAGTTTGACTGTTGAGGTCACGACAGCAGCAGGTACAAAGACATACCCGCTAAACTTTGGTGATAAATCATCTGTGAAGGTAATACAAAAGAAATGAAGAAACATACTCTCAAAACACTTGTAGTTGGCTTTAGTGTGCTCGTTGCAGCAATTGTGCTGCGTATCTGGGACCCATATCCTATCGAGGTATTACGCTTAAAAGGTTTAGATTACTACCAGCGAGTACAGGAAAAACGCACGGCAGAAAACATCGCAGTTATTGAGATCGACGAAGACGCGCTAGAAACAAATGGTCAATGGCCCTGGAAGCGCGATGTTCTTGCCGCAGGTATGCAGCGTGCATTTGACGAAGGCGCGTCAGCTGTTGTGCTGCCAATCATTTTTGCAGAGCCAGATCGTCTGGGCGGAGATGCTGCATTTGTTGAACAACTCGGCAAGGCACCAGTCATCATCGCACAATCTGCAGCACAAAAAGGCAAAGGTGAGCCAGTGCCCCGCGGCCTTGCAACAATCGGTGGTGGTGCTGAAGATTGGCTGTTCGATTATCCAGCGGCAATAGGACCAGTCAGTGACATTGGTAAATCAGCTGCAGGTGTGGGCATGCTGCTAACAGCACCTGAGCTTGATGGTGTAGTACGTCGCTTGCCGCTGATCATTCAGGTCAAAGGTGAGAAATATCCTACTCTACCACTTGAGGTTTTGCGTGTCTTTGGCGGTGAGGCAAGTAATCAAGCTAAAGTATCTGAGGCTGGTATTTCAGCAATTCGAGTTGCTGGTATTCCGCCAATCAAAACCGATGCGAATGCACGAGTCTGGCTCAATTTCAAGTATACCTTTCCATCAGTAGCATACACTGCAAAAGATTGGTCAGCGATAAAAGGAAAGATTGTCGTTATCGCGCCGACAGCAGAAGGGTTAGCTAATACTGTTGCTACTCCTCTTGGAACAAGTTATGGATATGAAGTTAATCTGCAGGCGTTGCAAATGCTGATCGATGAAGCACGTCTCGAGCGTCCTGCGGAATTTGATCTGTATGAGCTGGGCGCTGGTCTGCTGGTTGCAGCAATTGCAGTGGTGACGATCTGTTACCTGGGATATGGTATCGCAGGTCTGATTTTTGTCGTGCTTGCTGCGCTACCAATCGGTACAGGATTCTATCTATTTCATCTGGGCATGCTCGCTGACTATACCTGGGCGGTGGGCGCGCTGATCGCAAGCTGGGGATCTGCGCTATTCATGCGCTTCGTGATGGAATTCAAGTTAAAACAGCAGATCAAAAAGCAGTTCGAGACATACCTTTCACCCGATCAAGTCGCACAGCTACAAAAGAATCCCGATGCACTTAAGCTGGGTGGTGAGGAACGCGAGTTATCGATTATGTTTACTGACGTTCGCGGATTCACAGCGATCTCTGAGCATTACGGAAAGAACGTGCAGGGTCTGACGCAGATTATGAATCGCTACATGACTGCAATGACGCGCTCGATTATCGAAAAGAAAGGCACGCTTGACAAGTACATTGGAGATGCTCAGATGGCATTCTGGAATGCTCCGCTCGATGACAGTTCTCATGCCATCCATGCTGTCGAGACAGGACTTGAGATGATGGGTAGTCTAAAGGCATTCAATGAGGAAATTGCGAAGGAAGGTGTCCCTGCTTTCGGCATGGGATTAGGTATCAATACCGGTACTGTAGTCGTGGGCAATATGGGATCTGAGCAGCGGTTCGACTACACCTGTCTGGGCGACCATGTCAATCTTGCATCACGCCTCGAGGGTCAGTCAAAACCGTACGGTGTCAAAATCGTGCTAGGACCTCTCACGCGCGAGCGTGTGAAAGATGTCTTTCCTACACTCGAGCTTGATTGCATTGCGGTCAAAGGCAAGAAAGAAGGTGTGAAGATCTACACAGTCTTTGACAAGGGTACTAATCTTATGCTTGCCGAGCACGAGCTTTTTCTATCACTTTACCGAGCACGCGAGTGGAAGAAAGCCACCGCGCAGGCCAAGATGCTCGCATCTAACATGAATTTCATAGCTGGATACTACGAGATGATGACCGAGCGAATCGAGTATCTGCGCGACAATGACCCAGGCGAACAGTGGGATGGCGTCTATAGAGCGACATCTAAGTAATACCAACGACTTACGTAACTTTCTGTCCTGTACTTTTAGCTCAAGGTATGTAGTGTAGTGATAATGAAACTGCACTACTTTACCTCGGATCAATTCACCTGGAAAGGCACGCATGGCGTCGCCGATATCAGCGATTTGCTCAGCAATCGCCATGAGAACATCAGCCGGTTTGCCATTACTTCCATTCGTACTGGGCAAACTCGTTTCTACGAGATCGATACCAACGCGCCTGGGTACGAAGACGGGTGGGACGGCGAATTCAAGTGCTATACCGACAATCTTTTCGATGGCACTCGCATTACTATAGTGAATGACTGATAGTCAGTTACTTACGTAACTTTCTTTCCTGTACTTTTTGAGCCATTTGTGTAGGATATTGCCATGATGAATGCTAAGCAACTCGCCGCTCGTACCAATGTCGTCACTATGTTCGTTTCTAAGTCATGGGCTGGTGATGAGCGTACTGCGCTCAGGTTTTTGCCGCGCGAACGGCAAGTGATTGCCACGACTCAAAACCGCATTGGTCACACCATTGCTTCTACGATTCTGCCGACCACTGAGAAAACATGGTCGGAACTCTATGAATCTTGTGTTACTTGTGGCAGTTTTAACCGCTGGGAGATGTCGTACTGAGCATCAACGGGTTACAAACTTTTCTGTCCTGTACTTTTTGAGCCATTTGTGTAGGATATTGCCATGATGAAAAACGAACTGAAGACTGTCAAGTACAACGGTGTCCGCTATCGGATCACGCGAAACAATGGCGTGGAGCTTGTACTCGTGCCGCGTCGTGCGAAGAATGACGACAAGAAGGTCACTGTCAAGATTTCCGACCTCTCCAAGCGTCTTCGTGACCGTCTCAAGGCTGGCAAGAACGCAAGTGATTACCACTACGTGCGTAGCGCAATGAACGGCGCTCTCGTCAAGGAAGACGTTGCTACTCCGTACGGCTGCTCGGTGGGCGATGAGGCCTACTGGTGCAACTAATTGCTAACCAACGGGTTAGAACAATCTAGCGTGCCCGTTGGCTATCAACGGGTTACGCAATTCAAATAGCTTTACTTTTAGCTCAGGGTGTGTAGTATAGTCTTATGAAAATGATACTTGCGCTTCTTGCTCTGACGTCCGCCGCGGCTGCTGCCGACCAGTCGCGTCTGATTGATGCATTGATCCGCGTCGAGTCGAATGGCAAAGCGAATGCAGTGGGCGACTCTGGCAAGGCGTTTGGTATCCTGCAAATCCATGCGATTACTGTCGCCGAGGCTAACCGCCTGTCTGGTAAGCACTTTACGCATCGTGAGATGTTCGACCCTACTAAGGCACGCGCTGTTGCTGAGATTGTGCTAAGTCATTACTCTAAACACATTAGCAAAACGACCGGCCGTGATGCGACCAACAAGGAGTTGGCGTTCATCTGGAACGGCGGAGCGGGCGCATGGAAGCGAGCTAGCGCCCCTCTCGGTGATGCGAAACAGCGCAACCTCGAGGCGTACTGGAACAAGGTCGCTAAAGCCCTCTAAAAACTCGCTAGAATAAATACCTTTGTTCTGTGAAATGAGCCTACTTCTAGTAAGTAGATCAAGATATACGTTTCGGCCTTCGTTCACAAGATGACACTGTTGGCCTAGTTAACATAAAAAAGATACTTCAACTCAGATTGAGGTAGGCTCATTTGACAGAACTTTTTGATTTACATTCCGTGCCGTTTATGGCAGGATCTACACTATGACTAAGACTAAATACACTCGCGAGCAGCTGCTCGAAGTTCTTCGCGCCGGAGATCCGGTTGTTGTGACATTCACTAAGGTTGATGGAACCAAGCGAGATATGCGCTGCACGCTCAACGACATTCTCGTACCAGAGGACAAGCATCCCAAGGGCACAAAGCAACTCAAGGAGAATCTGGATGTCATTCGCGTCTACGATCTTGATTCAGATGGCTGGCGCTCGTTTCGCGTCGATTCAGTCACAGGTTACACACCCGCGCCGCTTGAGGTAAATCTGAACCTGATCTAATATGGCGCGCAAAGCAAAAGTTCCGAACACAAGCTACAAGATCCGCGCTATCGATACTCGGTATACGGGCGATGAGCCTGTCTGGGATGGTTGGGAGCGTTGGGATCTGGAGAAGTTCAAGAAAGAACGTTCTCGTGCATTCAATTTCTACAACTACTATCTCGATGCAGTGCAGACGAAAGGTGCTGTCTTTGAGTGGATGGAGCGCAATGGCTACCCGAAGGATGACATTGCTGCAGTAAAAGCTGCGCCCGACTATCTACCGGGTATTACTGCCGGCACGCTGTGCATCTGCATGAACCGAGGTATGCCGCAGCTGCATCCTGAACTTGAAAAGGATCAGCCTTCTGATGCAGCGTTTGTCTCTGATGCACTGGTCAAGGCCATTGCAGAAGGTAAGCGTGCAAAGCAGCCAGATACTGTGGCAATAGACACTGCGCCAGCTGTTTCGCCGATGGTTTTGCTACAGGCTAAAGCCAAGCGCACAGTCATCATGGATCTTGATGTTTTGCTTGATGACTGGATACGAACCAAGGGTCAGAAGGTGCGACGCATTGATCTATATGAGACGATGAACGGACACGATCTATCCTCCCTAGCTTGCCCGCTGGTTGAACGCTGGCTGACTCGTCAGCGCGATGAAATGGTTGCTGCGCGTGACAAGACCGATCCTGATCTGGTTGAAGGCTATCGCTATCTGACAGGTCCTGAGCTGCGTGATCGAATCGATGCAACAGAGCAGATGCTCGCTGATTTGAACCGTTACTGCCATGCTGCAAAAGCGACTCGTGCACCTCGCAAGAAGCGCACCAAGTCAGCAGACAAGCAGATTACTAAGCTCAAGTATCGTAAGGAAGATACCGAGTATAAGATTGCATCGATTAATCCGACACGAGTTGTTGGTGCATATCGTTTGCTAGCATTCAATACCAAGAAGCGTATGCTGCTTGACTATGTTGCTCAGTCGGCAGAAGGTTTCTCGATCAAGGGTACCTCTCTTAAGAACGTCGATGAAACCAATAGTCGTTGTACTCGTCTGCGCAAACCCAACGAATTCCTGGAGGTTGTGCTGAATAATACCGCTAAGCAGATTGAAAAGGCCTGGGATAAGCTGACTACTAAGGAAGGCAAACCCAAGGTACGAATCAATGAGGACGTAGTGCTATTGCGAGTATTTGATAAGAAAGATTAATAGCTAATAGCTTTATCCTTTACAAGATTTAATCAAAGCTGTATTATATCATCTTGGAATCACAACTAATGTTAGATAACATCTTAACTAAAACTACATTAACTCAACGAGTAGAAGAACTTGTTAAAGTTGAGAAGATGACTTATATCGAGGCGGTGCTGCATATCTGCAATGAGCATCAGATCGATCCTGCTGATATTGGTAAGCTGATCGTGCCGTCGATTAAAGCTAAGATTGAAGCTGAGGGTATGGCATCTAATCTTCTTCCTAAGTCTAATTCGCTGAACAACTTTTTATGAGCAATAATACCAACACTGAAGTACCTACCTCTGGCTATTCGCAACCCGTAGATCCGATGCCCGGTTCTATCACCGCTAATCCGGATGGCACGTTAACCGCTTATACGCCTGCAACTACTGGGATTCGCCGCATCAAGCTTGGCCGTCATCCTGCTGTGACGAAAGGCGCGTTTGGTAATGGTCGTAAGCATAATGGCATCAAGTATCGTCGCAGCGCACTGATTCGTCGCTTCCGCTAAGATGAAGATCTACAGCCTAGGCCAGAATGACATACAGAAAAACGGTCAGTGTGCAGTTACTGCATTCTTGAATTCTGCCCACGCAAATGGAGTAATCACTCAAGAACAGTACGATGAGCTGCAGAACTACGGAGTGCTTTGTCATACCTCTGATGGATTCATTGATCGACTAAGGTCGCTCATAGGATTCAAGAAAGAAGAGGATGGCTACACAAACTTGATCTGGACAGCACACCGACTGAATCGGAATGACGACTGATGCAGCCCTGGGAGGCATATCAGATATATACTGCATTGAAGCTGCACTTTGAGTCCGAATCATACGATGCTCTAAAGTACAACTTCAGAACTTCTGCTACACAGAAGTCGTTCCTTCAAAGACGGGATCGCT